CGCCCGAATCGGCAGCTCCGGCGACGACGCCCAAATCGGCAGCTCCGGCGACGACGCCCAAATCGGCAGCTCCGGCGACGACGCCCAAATCACCGCATCAGGTAAAGGATCTGTAGTGGCCTGTGCCGGTAGCGTCCTGCGCATTGTTTTGGGTGAAAACGGCTGCGCGTCAGTGCCATGGCATGACGGAAATCGCACTCGCATTGCAGTGGCTTATGTCGGCGAGAACGGCATCGAAGCCAACACCCCTTACCGCCTGAATGACAAAGGCCAGTTCGTCAAGATTGAGGAATGAACCCCATGAGCTTAGAAACAAATCTCGAACTTAATAACAAGCTGCTGACGCAGCACAACGCCCTGCTGGAGCGCCTCATTACTGCACTGGCTTCAGGTGTAGCGCTTCGCCCGGACACCGTGGCGCAGGTGCAGGAATACCGTGAGACAGCCCCCGAAACTGGTGGCGGAGTTCCTGCGCTGGACGATCTGGAATTTGGCGATGTGGTCGCGCTGGCGGTGTTCTACCCTGAACCGCAAGTCCTCGGCTTAACGATGTTGCAGCGCGCTATTGACTACCGCGACACCACCGGTGACGCACGTGTCGTGCAGATCGATGCGCTGGACATGGCATTACGCGGGGTGAAACGCGCCAACCATCTTAGCAAGCCAGCACTGCTGGACCTGGCTCGCCACGTTATTCGCTTCTGGGATGATCTGCCGACTATTGGGTCCCGCCGCGAATTTGCCGAACAACTGCTCGACACCAAAGCGGGTGAACGCGATGGCGTTAAACCGAAGAGGGCTGGCGGCAAAACCAAACAGCAGGAACGCAAAGGCCCGTTCTTCGTCCAGCACGACGACGGAAAAATTGGCGAGCTCAGCACCAAAGCTGAACTGAAAACACATCTCGATGCTGGCTACACCGAAATCAATAAGGTTGAGTATCTGCAACTGAAAGAAGATGCAGAAAAGGCGAGCGATAAGCCATCTGACGACCAGCCTGATTTTGCGGCTCTGCGTAAACAGGCAGAGGGGCTAATCCTCCAGCTGGCAAAAGGCGGTTACCGCGCTGAAGCAGTTGCCATTCTGGAAAAACAGGGCGCGAAAAAACTCGGTGAAGTTGCCGACGAAGATCTCGCAGATGTGGTCGCCCAGGCTGAAAAGGCGCTGGAGGGTTAATCATGCCGGACGTTCATGCACGCCTTTCCCCTTCTGCGGCGCATCGGTGGATGCGCTGCCCCGGTAGTCTGGCGCTGGAGGCCACGCAACCGGACAGCACCAGCGCTTTTGCCGAAGAAGGTACCCGCGCACACGCACTGGCTGAGCAGATCCTTAATGCTCGCCTGGCCGGTAGCGCAGACCCTAATTCTGCCGACGCTGAAATGTTTGATTACGTGCTGCGTTACGTGGACACCGTCTGGTCACTGGCTCAGGGTAACGAGCTGATGGTCGAACAGCGTGTCGACTTTTCGCACATCGTTGGTATCCCGGATTCGTTCGGTACCGCCGACGCCGTCATCATCGCAGGCAACGAGCTGCAGATCCACGATCTGAAATATGGCCGGGGGGTGCAGGTTGATGCTGAACAGAACGAACAGCTTCAACTCTACGCCCTCGGCGCACTGGAACAGTTCGGGCTGTTGTATGACTTTGAGACGGTTCGCCTGTTCATCCACCAGCCGCGGCTTAACCACGTTTCAGAGTGGGCCCTGACGGTGGAAGAGCTCCAGGCGTTCGGCGAACGGGCTCAAGAAGCGGCCGCCAGTGTGATCGTGATGTTCAATATTGCCGATTGCGAAGGCGTCGAAACCCTGCCACTGGAGAATTTCACCCCAGGCGAAAAACAGTGCCGGTTCTGCAAAGCGAAAGGTGGCCTGTGCGCAGCTGAAGCGCAGGCCAGACTGAATGCTGTTGCAGACGACTTTGTAGACCTCACGAAACCTGTGGGTGAGCAGCTGGCGGAAGTAGCAGGACGTGTTCCGCTGTTGACGGCTGAACAGCTGGCAGAAATTTACAGCCAGGTGGGCCTGATTGAGTCTTTTTGCAAAGCAGTGTGCGACCGGGTAAGCAGTGAGCTCAACGCCGGACATCCGGTACCGGGTTTCAAACTGGTCACCGGCAAACAGGGTAACCGGGCGTGGAGCGATGAAGAAGCCGCCCGCGCGCTGCTGAAAGATCAGTTCCGATATAAAACTGAGGAGGTTTTCGACCTTAAGCTGATTAGCCCGACCAAAGCCGAGAAGCTCATCAAGAAGGCCAGCCCCCGCCGCTGGACGAAAGTCGAAGCGCTGATCACCCGCGCTGACGGCAAGCCCTCCGTTGCACCTGAATCCGACCCGCGCCCTGCGCTGGTCATCAACCCTGTTAACGATTTCGACGACGTGTCCGACGACGCGCTCGCCGCAGACCTCATCTGATTAAGGAAATACCCATGAAACTTAAACTGAACAATGTTCGTCTGGCATTCCCTGCCCTGTTCGAAGCTAAAACTGTTAACGGTGAAGGCGACCCGCGCTTCTCTGCCGTGTTCCTGATGGATCCGAAGCACCCGCAACTGGATGAGATCCGCAAGGCGCTTAAGCAGGTGGCGAAGGAAAAATGGGGCGAGAAGTGGGAAACCATTTACAACCAGCTGGAGAAGAAGCTCAACATCTGCCTGCACGACGGTGACGAGAAAGCTGAATACGAAGGCTTCCCGGGGAACTTCTTCCTGAATGCGGCGAATAAAGCCCGCCCTACCGTTATCGATCGCGACCGTACCGCGCTGATTCAGGCCGATGGCCGACCGTACGCCGGGTGCTTTGTTAACGCTGTTGTCGATATCTGGGCGCAGGACAACAACTTCGGTAAGCGCATCAACGCATCGCTGAGCGGCGTTCAGTTCCTGCGAGACGGTGATGCATTCGCTGGCGGTGGTGTGGCAGCACCGAACGACTTTGATGACATCAGTGAAGGCGCTGACGCCAACGCGCTAATTTAACCCTACCCGCCCGGCCACGCGCCGGGCATTACTTCTTGACCCTAGCCACGGGTAAATACCTGACGTGTCCTTTATCTGGACCAGTGAGGTATTTACAGCCGTATTCACTCAAATCACCGGCTATTGCAATTTTTGTCTGACGCACATCAACGATCTCAATCTGTTGGCCATTCGCAACATCAATAGCCTTATCACCTTTTTTAAACACGCACATATTCCTTTCTTACGGAGGCTTCTGATGCAAAGGATACTATGGGGCGACCTGGAAACCTATTGCGATATACCGATTAAGAACGGGACGCATGCCTACGCTGAGGGCGTCGAAGTGATGCTTTTTGCCTGGGCCATTAATGACGACCCTGTCAGCGTCTGGGATTTAACAGCTGGTGAGCCAATCCCCAGCCGGTTGCGTAAAGCCATAGCTGACCCCGACACCCTACTTTATTTCCACAATTCACATTTTGACCGCACCGTGCTGCGCAATGCCATGCCGGAGCTGGCACCTGATGTAACCCGCTGGCGTGACACCATGGTGCAGGCGCTGGCGCACGGCCTCCCCGGTGCGCTGGGCGCACTTTGTGAAGTGCTGGGCGTTCCGCAGGACAAGGCGAAGGATAAAGAAGGTAAGGCGCTGATCCAGCTGTTCTGCAAGCCACGGCCAAAGAACAGCAAACTGCGCCGGGCTACCAGCAAAACCCACCCGGAAGAATGGCGCCGCTTTGTGGCTTACGCCGGGTTGGATATTGAGGCCATGCGCGAAGTGCATAAGCGCCTGCCGAAGTGGAATTATCAGGGTACTGAGCTGGCGCTATGGTATCGTGACCAGCGAATTAATGACCGTGGCGTTTGTATGGATGTGCAGCTCGCGCAGGCAGCAATCGAGGCGGTGGAGCAGGAACAAAAGCGCCTGGCGAAACGCACGCAGGTGATGACCGACGGCGAAGTGCAGGCAGCCACACAGCGCGATGCGTTGATTAAACACATTGTTGAATCCTACGGTGTGGAGCTGCCGGACATGCAGCGCAGCACGCTGGAGCGTCGCATCGCGGATCCTGATTTACCGTCTGTGGTGAAAGAACTGCTGGCTATCCGCCTGCAGGCCAGCACCACCAGCACCAGTAAGTACAAATCGCTGATGAAGGGCGTGAGCAGTGACGGTCGTCTGCGCGGCACGCTGCAGTTCTGCGGTGCATCGCGAACCGGTCGCTGGGCCGGGCGCTTATTCCAGCCCCAGAACCTGCCCCGCCCTTCCCTCAAGCAGGAACAAATAGACGAAGGCATCGAGGCGCTGAAAGCCGGATGTGCCGATCTGCTGTTCGATAACATCATGGAGTTAACCAGCTCGGCGCTGCGCGGCTGCATTATGGCCCCCGCAGGCAAAAAGCTGGTGGTTAGCGACCTGTCGAACATTGAAGGGCGCAAGCTGGCCTGGCTTGCCGGTGAGCAGTGGAAGCTGGAAGCGTTCCGGGATTATGACACTTTGATTCTGGACCAGAACGGCGCGCCAGTATGGGACGCCGCAGCGAAAGATTTTAAACGCCATGGGCCAGACCTTTATAAACTGGCCTACGCTCGCGCTTTCAATATCTCTCCGAACGATGTGGATAAATACCAGCGCCAGATCGGCAAGGTTATGGAGCTCGGCCTCGGCTTTGGTGGTGGCGTTGCGGCGTTCCTGACCTTCGCTCTGGTCTACGGCCTTGACCTCGACGAGCTGGCTAACGCCGCGCTGCCGAATATCCCCCGCGATGTGGTTCGCGAGGCGAAAAGCTGGTACGACGAATCGGTTAAACGAAAGGCGACCTACGGCCTGTCAGAGCGTGTCTTTATTGCCTGCGACTCGCTTAAACGTCTGTGGCGCCGGGCGCATCCTGCGACCTGCGATTTCTGGTACGAGCTCGAGCGTAAAGTCCGCGCCGCCATCGCCACACCCAAAAAGACACTGTACTGCGGCTATCTGAAAGTCCGTCGCGATGGTGCATGGCTGCGCATTCAGCTGCCATCCGGTCGCGCGCTATGCTACCCGTCCCCGTCCATCGAGAAGGGAAACATCACCTATATGGGTGTTAACTCCTACTCGCGCAAATGGCAACGGCTCAAAACCTATGGCGGAAAGCTGGTGGAGAACGTCACCCAGGCAGCCGCCCGCGACGTTCTGGCCGGAAACATGCCGCTGATTGAGGATGCCGGATACAGCATTGTGCTGACGGTACACGATGAAGTGATCACCGAAGCGCCGGACACTGACGATTTCAACGATACGGCGCTTTCTGCGCTGCTCTCCACTAACCCCGAATGGGCGCCCGATATCCCGCTGAATGCTGGCGGCTTTGAGGCGTATCACTACCGTAAGGATTAACCCTATGTCATTTAAATATCGGGACAGTCCGCTTTATTACAGGGCTGCGCGTGAGGCTGTCCGCATTGAACAGACCGGTGACTACGAGCAGGCGGCGAAAGCCTGGGCAAAAGCCAGCCGTGAATCACGGAACGAGCTCAATCAGGACTGGAGTGATCGCCGTGCTGATTTCTGCATCATGCAAAACATTCGCAATAAGCGTAAGGCGATTAGCGATGGCGTATGAACGTGAAAGCCTTATCGAAAAGCACCTCGTCGCCGAAGTGAAAAAGGCTGGCGGGGTCGCCTTTAAGTTCGTGTCACCCGGTCGCCGCTCGGTACCGGATCGGATTGTCCTGCTACCCGGTGGCCGCCTCGTTTTCGTTGAATGCAAGGCACCCGGCAAATCACCACGCGCCGACCAGCTGCGCGAGCACGAACGGCTGCGCGCGCTGGGATTTACCGTGGTGGTGCTGGATAGCAAAAATCTGGGGGGAGTAATATAGCGCGGATAACCACGCTAAAAATTAAATTTATGGTTTCTTAGGCGGAGGCGCAACCGGACGGCTTTGTGATGGCGGTTGATACCCATGCTTCTCAGGTTCTGACGACCCCGATTGCTGCTGCATCGTTATAGGCGAGTTAGAAAACCCCGTGCTGCCGCTATTTTGTGGCTGATAACCATTAATAGCAAGGCGTTCGCTTGAAGTTCTAGGTTGGTACCCTTCCATCATCGGTTGGTAACCGTCGGTGTTCAATGCACCATTATTTATCTTCTTATTATCTGTCATTATCTTTGGTTCCTCATTGCCGTGTTTATATTAAAAGGCATAAAACTCAACTGTTAAAATATCAGTAGCAAGAACAAGAACTCCTAATGTTCGTTCCTTTGGTCGTTCAACCCCCCCCCCCCATCTGAATTAATATGCCAACTTTCATTTAAATAAATCTGCTCTGGTTCAGGACTACTTGAAGCAAAAGCATTACCGGAATATAACCCACCAATTTTCGAGCCATCCTTAAGAGTTATAACGACCCAACACGCAGGAGCATTTCTAAAGAAAAAATCCCACGGCCTGCCTATCGGATGAGGCAATCTACTTTTAAAAAAACGAGAAAATCTTAGCTTGTGCAACACCACCGGAAGCAATAACGGTGATATTAAAAATACAGAAAGATACAGAAGATAATATAAAAAAGGAGAATAAACAAACAGGTCACACTTCTCTGCAAAATAGGCAGGTAAAAACCAAATCCCGTAGTTAATACAACTATAAGCTACAGCATCGATTATTAATTTAGAAGATTCTTTTTTAACAGAGGGATGTATAGCCTCATACACTTTAATACTAATAAAGCCGGGTACAACGAATAAAACAAATACAAATACTTTCCCAAAATCCCAGATATCCATAGCAGCTCTTACCAGTTTTTTTGAGCATTATACACTCACAGGCACATAGATGATCAAATTTTATACACGCCCTTATCAAGACCTAATCATTAACCACGAAATCAATACGCTTCGCTGCAACATCTGGGCAGGCATGGGCATGGGTAAAACCGTGGCGACACTTACCACGCTGGAAGATCTCTTTATGGCAGGCGCGGAGACACAGCCCGCGCTTGTTCTCGCGCCGCTGCGCGTGGCTGCCAGCACATGGCCGGATGAAGCGGTGAAATGGGAGCATCTGCGCAATATAGAAGTGCAGCCTATTGTCGGAAACGCCAAGGCACGCGCCGCGGCGCTGGCGAACAATAACGCCAGCGTGTTTACCATCAACTACGACAATCTGGTCTGGCTGGTTGAAGAGCTGGGCGGCCGCTGGCCGTTCGGTACCGTTATCCCCGACGAAAGCACCCGGCTGAAATCCTTCCGGCTGCGCGGCGGTGGTAAGCGCGCGGCTGCACTCGGCAAAGTGGCGCATAAGCATGTCCGGCGCTGGATGAATCTCACTGGTACGCCAGCGCCGAACGGCCTGGTGGATTTGTGGGGGCAGGCGTGGTTTGTGGACCAGGGGCAGCGCCTCGGGCGCACCTACGGCGCGTTTACTTCCCGCTGGTTCAACTCAATACAGTTTCCGGGGCAGAGCTGGACGAAGCTGGAGCCGTTCGCACACTCGCAGGACGAGATACAGCGCGCATTGGCTGACGTGACAATCTCCCTCGATGCCGCCGACTGGTTCGATATCAAAGAGCCTATTCATAACGTGATCCGCGTGGACATGCCGCCGAAGGCATGCCAGCAGTATCGCGAAATGGAAAAGGAAATGTTCCTCGAGCTGAACGGCGAGGGCATCGAAGCGCCGAATGCTGCGGCAAAAACTGTGAAGTGTCTGCAAATCGCCAGTGGCGCGGTGTACACCGACGATGCCGGAAACTGGTCAGAACTGCATGACACGAAGCTGCAGGCGCTGGACAGCATACTGACCGAAGCAGCTGGCGCACCGGTGCTAGTGGCCTACCACTGGAAACACGACCTTGAACGACTGCGCAAGGCATTCCCGCGCGGTCGCCACCTTGACCAGGATCCACAGACGCTGCGCGACTGGAACGCCGGAAAAATCCCGGTCCTGTTCGCACACCCGGCCAGCGCAGGCCACGGCCTGAACATGCAGGACGGCGGCAACATACTGGTGTTTTTCTCACACTGGTGGGATCTGGAACAGTACCAGCAAATTATCGAACGCATCGGGCCAACCCGGCAGATTCAGGCCGGACACAACCGCCCGGTGTTCATTCACCACATTATTGCCGCCGACACTATGGATGAAATGGTGATGGAGCGGCGCAACTCAAAGCGAACAGTGCAGGACATCCTGCTCGATGCCATGAAGAAGAGAGGCGTTCTATGACACCGGTTATCTCCGATACTGACCTGATCACCATCAAAGAGGTTGAGCGCTCTGTAGGACTGAAAAAATCCAGCATCTATGAGCGCATCAGTAATAATGAGTTTCCTAAGCCCAAAAAACTCGGGAGCCGAACCTCGCGCTGGATACGCGGCGAGGTTGAAGAGTGGAAAAAACAGTTTCTTTAAATCAACCGCAACTGGTCAATATAATCCGCGTACCACTGCATCATCCCCCGACGCCCCTCCAGATACAGGGCATGGTTATAAATTCCGCGTATTTTGTTTTTATCAACGTGTGCAATCTGAATCTCTACCCAGTCAGATTCAAAGCCGTTGTCGTTCAGTATGGTACTGAACGTGTGCCGGAAGCCATGCCCTACTACCTTCCCTTTATACCCCAGCTTGTGGATCATCTGATTTATCGTGTTCTCGCTCATGACCTTAGACGGGTCATTCCTGCCGGGGAACATGTTGATGTACCGCCCGGTCAGTTTATGCAGTTCTTTCAACAGGACAACCAGCTGATCAGACAGCGGTACCAGATGCGGGCGATCCATCTTCATAAACTCTGCCGGTATCTCCCACAACCTGTTATCGAAATCTACCCATGCCCATTTTGAATGCCGCAGCTCGTAGGTACGTAACCCCGCCAGCATCATAATTTGCACGCCAAGCCGCGGGAGCGGGCTTCCCTTATAGCTCTCAGTTGCAACCAGAAAGTCTGGTAACTCCGCAGCCGTCAGGAACGGGAAAGATTCCCCCTGATGGCCTGTCATGGCGCTGTTAAGCTCGCTGACCGGGTTATACTTCGCTCGCCCCGTCGCAACAGCGTAACTGAAAATCTCGCCGCACCACCGACGGGTTTTGGCCGCTTTCTCTGTGGCGCCACGAGCCTCTATTTTGCGCAGAGCCGTCAGCATCTGAACCGGTTCGATCTCCGCGACGGGCAACCTGCCAACTGCCGGGAAAATGTCTTTTGATAACGCTTCGAGAATGTCGGAGGCGTAACCGGCGGACCAGCGCGGCGTTTTGAATTCATGCCATTCGGTCGCGATCTCCTTAAAGGTTATGCTGTTCGCGGCGGCTGCGGCGCTATGACCTTTTGCCTTCACCGGGTCGATACCCGCGGCAACATTCCTCCGCGCTTCATCACGTTTTTCCCGCGCGGCAGCCAGCGAAACCGCCGGGTACACTCCCAGCGCCAGCAACTTTTCTTTACCGGCGAAGGTATAGCGATAACGCCAGTATTTAGCCCCGCTGGCTTTTACCAGCAGAAAGAGTCCGTTACCGTCTGGCATCTTATAGTCTTTATCACCAGGCTTCGCCGTCTCGACTTGTCGTGCGTTAAGTTTCATAGGTACCCGCCTCAAACTCAGATACCCGATTAAATACCCGTTTTGATTTCGGATTGCAACGGCTAAAGATGGATGTAAGCGGACAAACAAAACGCCTAATCCAACGAATTTAAAGGAAAAATGGAGAGTTAAGGATGTTAATGGATTAAATAGTGGTGCCGGTAATAGGAGTCGAACCTACGACCTTCGCATTACGAATTAGTAGAATCACATTTAACTTACTGTTTTACATACACATTGCCGCATTCACATCAGGCAACTCAATGGCACATGATGTAAGAAAGGGGATGGCGATTTACCATGTATGACACAAATCTGGCACACCGCCATAATGAGATTATTCCGCAGGCTGAGAAGGCCAGGTGATATCTGGCGCAGCCGATGTATCAATAGCTTCCAGTTCGTCCAGATAATCCAGCCACAGATTGTACTGTGCCAGTTCGTCGCCCGCCAGGCGACCAATCGCTGCTTTCCCCGGCCATTGCTTACCGTACATGTACGCGTTTGCCTGGTCTATGCGCCGCTGCTTTTCGACATTAGCCATTGAAATCAGTTCGTCATGCGTTGGTTCTGGGCGATCAGAAAGATATGGTAAATCCCTACCATTTGGAGTTATTACTTTACCGTTATCCTGACCTGTCAAAAGCTCTCCGTAGAGCGCGTCAGTTATTTCAATAACATCACCCGGTAGCGAATCACCGTAATCGATCTCTTCAGGATAAAAACCGTTTGTTGCTGGTGAATATCTCATATTAAAACCCCACCGCTAAATAAACGCCGCCCAATTGGGATGAGCTGCCTCGTGAAATCATTTGTGTTTTACTGATTTGGGCGGCAGCAATGTACCCTATATTCCCCGATCCTGCTGAATAGGCCTGTGTCGCCATGACCTTAAGACACGCATTAGGAAACGCGACCGGGAATGTCGTAGTGACGTCACCGCTCGAGGCGGCAATATTCCCAAACTGGATGAGTAATCCGGAGGGCAAATAGTGATAAAGCCCAGTTGGCGATGCTTTTATATTCGTCAAAAAAGAGGACATATCTGGGATCTGATTTGCCTCCGTTCCAACGTCACGATTTGCGGCCGTTCCCAAACCAAGGTTTGCGATAAGCGAATTTGTGAAGTTTTCCACGAGCGTATCAAGATCACCATTGTCCAGCGCATCGAGATTCGCATTGGCAATAAACTGCCCTACCATTGCCGCGATCGTTGATGGCTGGCGCAATGCTTTATTGACCTGCGCACTGGACGCCTTCCCGGACGTGAACCCAGTCGGCAGCGCCGGAAGTGATTCCCAGTCCGCCTGAGACGTCACGTTAGCGCCGGCACCAGTGGCGAACGGTTTAAAATCGTTTGTAGCCATTACAGTTTCTTCTCCCATGCTCCAACATCGAACCCGCCGATGTATTCGTTATCCAGATCGAACCCAAAAAATTTAGTCCCCGCAGATGGTGTTTCTATTGATGGCGTCTGAACGTCACCAGCCCATACACCAGCGGCTTTTACAGTCAGATAGCCCTGTCTGATAGCTGCTATCAGTTCGAGAGAGACATCAGCAATATCCGTTTCCGGGAACACCCAGACGGATATCGTCATGTCCTGGTTGTCGACAATCTGCATACGCAGGCCGGAGCCGGCCGTCGCAGCATCGAGGATAGGCGGCAGCGAATCATTGCGACCGTCCCAGTTGTTGATAGCGATCTTCGCTTTCAGAATGACGCGATAGGTATCATCGCTCAGAGTCGTATAGCCATCGTCAGGGTCAAATGGTCCCTGCCAGATCCCCTGATCATATCCGAGCCCGTCAGTATCCCAGCTGAAATAAACGCCGCTTATAGGCTGACTCACTACCCGGCTGCGTCCGATCCACAAGCCAAGGATGTCGAGCTGTACGCCGACAGCCTCATCAATGTCAAAAGCAGTGATTAGCCCGGACATAGCGGCAGAAACATCGATGAACGGTCGCGTAGACAAGTCGATGTGATCGAAGAACTTTGGTTTCGTCGCGTGATAGTTAGTAATCAGATCGGTATATTTGCTCATGCGACCACCGTGATAACGATATTCTCCGGCTGGCAGGATGCCGCGGCGTCATACGCTATTACGATGTTGGCCGCCGCCAGCGCATCAGGCGCAATTCCAATCAGCAATTCCTGAATGTCGTAATAACGTGCGCTTCCTCCGCTGACTACGCCAAGGTTCGCCGGGGAATAAATCCGGCTCAACAGCACCGACTCGCCGATCTTCAGCCCGTTGATGTAGTCCGCCACGGCCTGCTGAATTTGTGCCCCAACTTGGGAGGTGTAACCCGTGAAGGCTTTCAGTGTGATGCTCCCGAATACCGGAACGTCAGTAGACCGTGAAAAACTAATCACATGCGGGTTACCGTAGGTATCCGGCACCGTGACGGATGTCGTTCCGTAGGTTGCGGTACCCTGCCCTTTATTACTCCTGATGGTCTGAGCGATTTCGGTAACGTCTCCGCCGTCGACAATTGCCGAGATTGAATGCGGTGGAAGCCCGTTAGCGTCAACAGAACCAGTGTCATTCTCGTAGAGCTTGTGACGTGTCACGCCAGCAACGTTTGCGATTGCCCCGTCCACACCCTCAAATGGTGTAAGGGATGGCAATGCCACGCTCTGCCCTTGTCTGATGCGCAACTCTGAGTCTTTTTCTGCTGGCGTTCCCACGGTGGCCGCTGTCGGGTTGTTAACCGACACCCAGCCTCGGGTAGGTGTGTTAATCGTGGTGATGGCTCCAGCCTGTGCCGCTACAGCGCCACTGTTTGCGCACGTCGCCGTTACCGTAACGGTACCGTCAACGCCAATGACCACGGTGACCGGAAGGTTCCAGATAACGTTATTGTCATCTTTAACCGAACCGTTTGTGATCTGCGTTCCTGTCGTACCGACCAGCTCCAGATCCACCGTTGAATTCGTCTCGCCTTTGCGGGCGATGCCGTTGATTTTCACGTTGTTGCTCAAACCGGAACCGAACGCCGTCT